TTACGCCAGTTTCAAACCAGCCTGATTTTCTCCTTGTGTCATGTTTGTGTCATGGTTGCCAAAAATGGCATCTATTTTCCGCGCGTGTTCACTTAAATGATTCGGCGCCAGGTGAGCATAACGACGGACCATTTCGATCGACTCCCAGCCGCCCATTTCCTGCAGAACGGACAGCGGCACGCCGGACTGAATTAACCAGCTCGCCCAGGTATGCCTGAGGTCGTGAAAACGGAAGTCCTCTATACCCGCTTTCGCCAGGCCAATGCGCCAGGCGCTGTTATCATCCACACGCATCTTCCGGACCGCCGGGGTGACAGTTTTATCCGGGCGCGTCGATGGTTTCGTGTGAACGAATACCCACCTGGAACTTTTCCCGATCTGATCCCTTAACACCCTGCATGCGGTATCATTCAGAGCCACGCCGATAGCCTTGCCCGCCTTCGCGTTCTCCGGATTTACCCATGCAACCTTTCTCTGCATATCGACCTGCTGCCACTCCAGATCAATGATGTTGGAGCGGCGCAGGCCGGTTGCCAGCGCAAATATCACCACCGGCTTTATCGACTCAGGCATGCAGGCGATAAGCCGTTCTGCCTCTTCCCTGGTCAGCCAGCGGATGCGTTTGCTGATTGGCTTTTTGGTCTTAATGACGGGGGCCGACTTTATCCATCCCCAGTCATTGGCTGCAGTTTTCAGCAGCGATCGCATAAAAGACAGGTGCTGGCTCTTTGTAGCCTGGCTTACTGGCTTTTCAGTGTACGGCGGCGGCTCCTTTCCCCGACGTATAGCAGCGTCCCGGCGCGACTCCCACACCTGGATGTGCTTGCGGTTGACCATCTTCGAAACTGCTTCGTTTACCTGGTCCGCCGTGATGGTCGAAATATCCCGGCCGGAGAAATGCCGAAGGAAGTATTCGATTTTGGTCTTATCGTCATCGAGGGATCGCTTATGCTCTTTCTCTCGGATCCACCTGATGCAACATTCCTCAAACGTCCTCGTCGGCAGTTCCCCGATTTTATCCACCCGCCACGCTTCAGCCTTCAGCTTGTCGTGCAACTCCTGCGCTTGTTTCTTGTCCCCCGTGCCAAGAGATCGTCTAATTCTTTTCCCTGACGGCGTAACGAAATGACAGTGCCACACTCCGCCTCTGAGGGTGATTGACATAAAATTTCTCCTTTATGTTCACCCGCGCTCGCGGAAACAGGATCGCGCGGGTCATGTAAATACGCAATACAGGCGACATCGGTTGTGCGGTATTTGTTCCCAATCTTCTTCCCGGCGAGTTGGCCTGAGTCGATGAGGCGGTAAACAGTCCTCGGAGAGACCTTCAGGAGTTTTGCCGCCTTCTGCGCAGTGAGTGGCTCAGCTGTAACCATCTCCCCTCCTATGACATCGATTTATAAAACTGCGGACCGTCTGGCGTGGCCGCGCGTAATTCGTTTTCCGGATGCACTGAATAATTTCTGTCGTCCCACCGCACCCAGAACTGTGGATGGTCGCCGTCCGGGTCCTGAAGGCTATCCACCACGCCATGGATACCGCCGGTCTTCTTCTGGACTATTGCGCCCACATTAAAAGCAGCCATTGCACACCTTCCGGTTCGTGAAGAAATGAGATGAGAGCGCCCAGCGCCATAAGTGCGGCGATGAGCCGGGTCATGGGGTTTGATTGCATAGGGCGCTCCTGCTGTTAGACGGCTAGCGGATATCGATATCAGGGATGATTACTGAAGGTTTGAAGGTGACGCGATAATGGTTCACGCTGGCGTTCGTGCCGCTCAGATCTTCCATGAACCAGGTCACGTTATCCGACAGGCCGAGCATGTGCTTTTTGTAGACGCCTGGTCCGGTCTTGCAGATGACGCCCAGGGTACGATCGGTGCTGGTGTTGTCTTTGGAGCAAAGGCCGGTGATCTCCAGCATGAATTCGCCGGTGATACCGTTATAGAAAACAAAGCGACGCTGAGCTTCGAAATTGTCCGCGGCTTTGCTGACGTTACGGCTGGCCACATCCGCATCATTCACATCACACGCAGACAACGCCAGAACAGCCAGTAGCAGTAAACCTTTTTTCATTTTGTCACCTGTAAAAAGAAGCCCGGCGCCGGGCCGGGCAAAAGGGATAACGGAGCAGTGCTTTCGCACCCAATAGCCAGCTCATAACTGGCTATCAGTTGCGTCAGTCGGTGAAATAGCAGAAATCAGAACTGTGCGTTCGCACAGCAATCCACCCAGGGGCTGGTTTTCCTGTTCTTGCTGCTACATGCCACGAAACGTACTGCATTTGCTGCGTATTGCTGCGCCAGTGGTTCATGCCAAGCAGACGGCGCGCTGCCGCGTTACTCTTCATAATCTCTCCTTACGCCAGGCGAAGCTAATCGGCTCTGGCGTAATCCACAGGTGGCGCATGTTCGCCACGTTCACCACATCAGAATCCCGCGGGTAAATCTCCACGGCATCCCGATCCCCATAGCCAACAGCTGACTTTATCTCCTGCAACGCATCCCAGCTGATGCCATCCTTCCACCGGCCAGAGCTGCCAATGCTGGTGGTGTTCACCGTCAGGCGAATGACGCCGTTCTCTTCCTGAAACTCCTGAACAAGAAAGTAAGAGTTAGCCCACACGTTGCTCCGCTTGGGGTCGTGGCATCGTACCGGCCACTGCGATTCCGGTACCGGCTTGAGTATTCCGATCACGTCTCATGCTCCTTAATTTTTCGATGTGCGCTGCTGTTTCGATTTCTTCGGCGATCCGATCGGCCTCTAATTTTTTCAGCGGCTCGAATTCGTGCTGAAAGCGGCCCATGCTGGCAATGCAGGTGCGACCGTTGCAGATGTAGTGGATGACTTCGTGGGTAGCCCGGAGGATTTTGCAGAGCGCGCCGTGGGGATCGGCGTACCAGGTATTAGGCAATATCAGTCGGAAGGTAATTTTTGAATTCCTCCCCAGTTACGGTGAATATTCCGGGCTGCAATGATAGGGTCATTGTTCCACCATGATCCGTCCATGTAGTATCGCAACTGCTCTTTACCTGCCATTGTGCCGATTACAATCCCTGGTTTGACGTTCTTGAAAAATGCACGGGCAAACAAGTATTTTGCAGATGTCCGACAAGGTTTCGGTGCGTTCTTACGCCGACCAAACATCACAACCCCCTTTGCTTACGAATAAGCTCCAAATCATTTTGACAACTGGCGCACGTCTGGCAGCCGGGAACGGCAGCGCGTCGCGGCGCCGGGATATCCTCGCCGCATTCAGCGCAATGCTCAGCTGATACAGCGTTGCGGTTTAGTCGGTGAGCGGAAAGGGCAGCGTTACGCTGAAGCTCTTCAATCTCTGCTGCTGTATCGATGATGTCAGCCATTTCGTGCTCTCCTGCGTTTCTTGGCGGCTCTGCGTGCCGCGGCAATGCCAGTCTTTCCACCACTAACCGGGTAGCTATTTCCGGTATATAGTGAAGGGGGAATTTCTGCGATGTTCCACGACTTCACCGACGCCAAGGTCCCGGCCATGACAGCTAATGCGATGGATGTTCGTTTCATAGATGCTCCCGGAACTGTCGGTTAATTCGGTTCAAGGTGAACGCCAGCAATAAAAAAGGAGCCTTAAGCTCCCGGGTGATTAATGCCATCATGCGGCACCGCCTTCATTCTTCTCGGCTTCGACAGCCATCTGCTCAAGCCGTAGCGATAACTCGGCGGCCAGAGTCTGGAATTCTTCCTCGGTCGCCACCGGGATCGGCACAAAGCGAATTCCGATGTGTGCGAGGTGGTTGGCGATTTCGAGGCTCTTCCTCAGATCAACTGGAGAGGCTTTGTTCATGCGGCTTTCTCCCCGGGTAATGGTTTCAGACCATCATTCAGCGTGCGCTCAAGGTTGGACAATATTCCTCGCAACCTCTTTACCTCTTCATCCTCTGTCAGTCGGCGCGTTGCTTCCCATAGCGTCCTTGTCAGAACATACATAGGGACATTCGGGTCGAGGCCTAGCGCTTTCGCAAGATCTTGCTGAGCGTCGGTTAACCTTTCCTCAGATTCCTCCCGGCGCTTACGTCGGCGTTGCAACTCCTCTTCACTTTCCTGGCGCAGGTTCTTCAGCCTTTCATCGTTATCCCTAATGTGCTGCTCAAGGCGCTCCTTTGATCGATGTGCTCGACAAACAAGATCGGCGATTTCGTTGCCATGTCGCTTCATTAGTTTTTGGTCGCTGAGGTAGGTGTTGATTACGCGGCTTTTTATTTGGGTTCTCTCTGCCTGCCGGGTCATGCCGTCCATAAGCAGCTTCATCCAGGCATCGCGAGGAAGGGTATCAATCTGGCGCATGGTCGGCCCCTTGAGGGTATGCCATCCAGATTCCTTCCGGATCATCAAGCCACAACCATCTGGAATGTCGCTTTTCTTGAGCATGCCTTCAGGAACAGCAAAAACAACGCCGCCTGCGTAGTTGAAGTATTTGGTGTATTTGCCTGCTGTAACGTCAGCCCGGAAATCACTTACGCTGACTTTTACCTCATAGACGACAGGGCAGAACTTGCTGTAACTGTGAGCAATAGAGTAGACATCCGGTCGACACGTACCGGCGGGCCCTAGCTGCATGTCCTCCCAGCAGATGCGCGCTGTGTTCTGGCGCAAATGCTCTGCAAGGTCATGAGCAAGCTCGTTATGACCCCATTTTTTTGTTGTCATTGTTCGGCTCCAAACCGCCCGTTAAGGCGGCCAGGTTTGACGACGAACTCTAGGAGGCTAACTCCCAGAGCTTCAATTTTCTTGTGATGCTTGTTGATGATGGGAGGCACCATATCGTTCCAGTTAGGCTTTGGCTTCTTGCGCATGGCCTGCTGGATTTCCTCTGTGCAGCGGCGGCAGGCTGCGCGGATGGCGTTGTCTGTTTCTGGCGTCATGCGGCCTCCGTTTTCATAACATCGATGGCGCAGCCGGGCAGCAGTTCTACCGCGGCGGTAGCGCACTGATTTCCCCAGTGATGCCAGCCTGGAGCCGCGCTGCGGCTGAAAAGCTCAATCCTCGGCACATCTCCGTAAAGCAGCTCCAGCCGGTGGCGTACTTCCCACGGTTTTTCGCTATGCGCGCCAAGCGGGCTGTACACCACCTGCTTAATCCCGGCGTGCTTTCGCTCCAGTCCGGTGCCGCGGGTGGCAATCAGCAGATCTTCGGTGTTGGCCCGGGTGTGGTTACCGCCGTTCATGCGCGTCTCGGCGTTAAGCAGATCGAGGAAGTCGTAAAAGTCGGTGACTTCACCATCGGCCAGCGCCTTGTTGATGCGCAGTTCCGCGTTCTGATTCAGCTTCACCCAGGTAAAGCCCTTCATCGTGCGAACCGTAAAACCCCAGGCTTCGGCCAGTTCGATAGCCTCCTGGTTATGTGTGCCGGTGTACCACATCGCCAGCACCGCATTTTCGGCGGCAAGCTCCCAAACCGGCAGGCGCTTAATGTCGATTAGCTTCATGGTGGAGTAGTGATCGGCGGCAGCGCCGTTGCTGATGGTGTTGCCGTAAGACCAGGGCGGATCAGCGTAGATAAGAGCGTATTTTCCTGTCATTTCGCGCCGCCTTTCACAAAAATAACCCAGTGGGTTTTGTCGGCTTTTCCTGTTCGTTGCCATATGGCCGGCTTCTCGTCAGTCAGCGCCAAAATATTGCTTACCGGGATCTGCGTTTCGTTCCACTTGAAGATGAGCACGCCGTGTGGCCACAACACCCGAAATGCTTCTGCGAAGCCGGCACGCAGATCATCGCGCCACGTTTCTTTGTTCAGCCGGCCGTACTTTTTCCCCATCCACGCGTTATCTCCGACGCGCTCAAGGTGTGGCGGATCGAACACGACTACAGGGAAAGTGTTGTCGGCAAAGGGAAGGGCACGAAAATCAGCTATAAGCTCCGGGCTTATGATTAACTGGCGGCCGTCGCAAAGTTCATGCTGCTCGGCGCGGATATCACTGAAAACAGCGCGCTCATCCTGCTTATCGAACCAGAACATGCGAGAACCGCAGCACATGTCCAAGATTGTTGAATCTGTCATGCCGCCTCCTGCCTTTCCCGATATTCCTCAGCGAGCCGCTGCGCCTTTAATGGATTGCTGACCACTTCACCCCATGGCATTAGCCAGCCGTTACCAATGAAGGGAAGGCACAGATTGCCAACCCTGATTTCGTCGTGAGCGTGAGTCATAGGATGGACTCCATTTCGTCGATGTAGAGGCCCTGAGCAATCAGGCGGCGGCGACGGGCGGCACGTTCAATGCACTCCTGCCGTCGGCCTTCCTGCGATTGCTCAATGGCGCGCCGGGTGAACAGGCGCGATTTACCTTGCGGCGTCACGACCTTTGGCTTGCTGGCCAGGCTAAATTTCCGGTCGCAGATGCCGTCTTCGTTGAGCCATTTCTCAGACTCAACGATCTTCGCTATCTGTCCGGCTCCGCGGGTAATGCCGTTGGCCACCCGGTTAAACTCAATGAGCGTTACGCCGAACTTCTCAGCGATTTCGCTGCCGGTCACCGGGCGTCCGCGCGTCTGAATCATCCAGATAACGCGCTCACGGAGACCGGAGAATTGCCCGGTTCGCCCGGACCTGCGATAGAAGGGAGTGCGTTTCATTCGAGCTCCAGTATGCGGCGCTTGGTGTCCGCAACAAGTTCGAGGAAGTCTTTTCGGCGCGCGCGAAGCCGGGCTATTTCTGATTCACATTCGGCTGCTGTAAGGCGATAGACGATGAGCTGCTTGCCGTCCGGGAAGTCTGAGCAGTAGCTGACGAAGTCCACCCAATCCCTGCCAGAGCAATCAAGGTGACCGACCAGTTGCCATCTGTATGCCGGATCGAAGGAGCCGCGGGTGAGAGTGGAGTAGTGAGTGGCGGCAATGACCGACTTAATCTCAACGAGCCCGTCCTGCCCAACGAGGCCATCGGGGCTGTCACCGTAAGTTTCGTGATCAAAGAACCCGCCGTTATCCACGTCGACGAAGTTCATCTCTTCGTAGAGCATGCGGGCAATTGGCTCCTGTTCGTGCCCGCGCTCCATGTGGTCGTTTGAGAAGCCAAACTCAGACTTGCATCCCTTAATCTGCTCCAGAGCCAACTGAAGTGCGTAACGCTTGGCTGGTTCACCAAAAGCCTTTCCATCGTTAGCCATAATCAGGCCGAAGTTGGATGCGGTGGCCTTACCCAGGCGAAGAGTGTCCCACTCTTCACCGTTTTGCTCGACGTCGTGCCAGATCATGATGAACACTCCTGCTCAAGCTGGCGGCGATGCTCTGGAGAAATGTCCATTCTCGTCAGCACTGCATCAAGGTTGCCATCGCGCTTGAAGGCGGCCTTAGCGTTATTCCATGCCTGCGTTTTTTCCGGCGAAAGCACTGGCTTTGTGACGCGCGCCGGGCTTAGGCGGAGGCCTTCAACTGATTCCTTTCCGAACCGGACATTTTTATCGACGTAAACAGTGACCTTCACGCCTACCCAATCCTCAAGGAAGGGGGATCCAGTGATGCTTTTCAGCATCTTGCTATTGGTTGCATTCAAAATCATCGGCTTAAGCTTTTCGCCAGGGCGCAGCTCGCGCTCTTCAAAATAAGCAGTGTTAAAAACGTCTTTGGATTTTTTTGTTTTGTCGATTTCTAACGTTGCCCGGGCGATCGTCAGCACCGTAGGCTCAACGATATCGGCGCTGCTCAGGTAAGGGGAGTCAAAAGCTTTTCGGTAGTGAGTTTTAGTTTCAGACATTTCATGCATCCTTAAAACGGGCAGCCGGTACGGTGTTCCCAGTCGTATTCCGCCTGGGCGTAAGCAACTGCAGAAATGAAATCGTTGTAGGCCTCGCCAGCTTTATCGCTGCGAAGTCCTTCGTATGGGCTGGAGTCAATCGGGATCGTGAAGTGGAAGAGGCCGGACGGCTCTTTTGGCATCATGTCGATGATTTTCTGCGCCCGGTCTTCGATCCACTTCTCCTTCTCGTCGTCGAGCTGTTGCTCAACCCAGCGCCGATCTTCGATGCGGTCGTAAGTGAGGTATGCGTTCATGGTTGCCTCAGTAATGAATTTTTGCGCAGGGGATTAGGTCGTCTTTAAGTGCGGTGAGCACTTCGATAGCCTGTTCGCGGGTTAAGCTGGTGTGGCTGGTGAGCGCGTTAACGATGTTGGTGCCGACCGTCTTGCGGTGCTTCACGTCAGCTTCGCGCTTTGCCTGTTCATCGGCGAGGCGCTTCTCTTCGGCCAGGCGAGCATCTTCGGCCTGTTTTGCCTTCAGGCGCTCGGCTTCAACCGCCGCGGCTTTTTCGCGTTCCGCCCGGGCTTCCGCTTCCTGCTTCTCACGCGCCGCACGCTGCTCCGTTTCAATGCGTTGGCGTTCCGCAGCTTCTGCACGGGCTTTCTCTTCGGCTTCACGGCGCGCTGCGGCTTCAATCTCCGCTTTGTGCCTCGCTTCGGCATCGCGGCGGGCCTGTTCTGCCGCTTCCTGTTTCAGTCGTTCGTCACGTTCACGCTGTGCCTGTTCCGCCTGGCGGCGCTGCTCTTCGCGGTCACGGTCAAACTTGTCATTCATCAGCAGAGCCATTTCGTGGTCTGCTTCGATTTGCGCAGCACGCTGGCGGTCGAACTCTTCGTTCATCACCAGCGCTTCGGCGTGCAGCGCGTTCATGGCTTCTTCAGCCTTAATGCGTTCCTGCTCGGCTTCCCATTCGGTGAGTGGGCGGCGGGTGGCATCACGCAGCTCGTCACAGGCATCAACGAAACGCTTAATTTCGGCCTCAGCAGGACGCACAGCCTCTTTCAGGCGCTTAAGGTACTCACGGCCCGGCTTTTCGATTGCCGTCTTGCTGCGGGACACCTGCGCCGCCAGAGAGGCTACTCGGTCACGGCCTTTCTTCGTGGACAGGTCCGGCACTTCGTTTACAGCCTGGCGGATTTGCTCGAGATAAGCATCAAGGCCGCCCGCTACGTAAAGCACTGGCGCCTGTTCCGGCTTTATTTCGATGACAGTTAAGTCCGTTACTTCGCTCATGGTTTCTCCTGAAATTTGGATGTGCAGATCCCGCCCGCGTGATGCCAGGCCGATCGGTTGAATAGGGGGGTTAGGCTGCTTTTCTATGCCACGGATAACCGATGGCAACCTTCATTTCGTCGTAGGCTGCCATCCACATAGCTCCATCACCGATAAACAGGGCAATGGCTGCTTTACTCTGCGCGGCGCGCAGCAGGTGATGATTGATCATGCCTTCACCTCAACCTGTTTCAGGAGGCCAGCGATATGCATCTGCCAGCGGTTAAGCGTCAGCTTGTCACGCGGGCTTGATACCGACGTCAGCTGCCACTCGTTATCGTTGAGCTTTTTGGCGGTGTACTGCTTGCCGTTGTGGGTGACTGTCATAAATCCTCTTGGCCTTATCGCGGCGAACGGAACGGTTAATACAAGACTTCAACGCATTTATTCAGTGTTTCAATGGGCGGTGGATGGCCGCCGGTTGTCATAAATGGGCAGACTCGAAAATCTGCCTATGTATGACCGATAAAAAACCCGCCGGAGCGGGTTATGGAGCTTTCTTGAGTGCAGAGGCTCGTGGGTAGTACATTTTGGGTTTAGCTTTGGAGCCTTCCTTTGGTGGCACCTTTACAGCGTATTGCATAACCACTCCATCACGCCTGTATACGTGCGTCACGGTGCCGGTCTTTGTTTTCCAACTCCCCGCAGCCTGACTTGACCACGTAACGCAATCCCCAACTTTAAATTCCACTTCTTCCATCTCCTTACCCTCTATCGTTACCCGCTGAAGCGGGAGAAATGCTTTATCTATCAGCCTCTACAACTCATCACGAATCTGTGAGAGTGTGCTGATCGCCTGGTAATGACCGCGACGCTGCTCTTCTGTTTTGAACGCTCGCATATCGTCTTTTATCGATGCGATTGCCTTATTCAGAACTTCCACTTGCGCTTCTTTAATCGCCTGTTTGCGTGGCTTCTGACGCTTCTTAGGAAGGTTTCTTAAACACGCCGGAATGTATGTCTGAGTCATAAAAAATCCTCTTGTGATTCAGCACAGCCCACTCAGCTTCGAATGGACTGGAATAAATCTTTTTTCGCTTTGCCATAATTGCCGCTCTTCCTGAGCCCGCCTATGGTCCGACGCATGGTTTACTGTCGCGCCGTTCGACTGACCGAATCTCAACTTCGCCGCTGGCTAACTTCGCTCAGCTGTCGATGTTTCGTTTCGATGGGGTAAAGATACAAGAATACAATCAATCTTGTAAACACATAAATTTGTATTTTCTTGTCTTTATTGGGTATGTAGATGTTTTTGCTTGTAATTTAGTTTGTTGTAAATGTGAGTGGGGGCGTCATATTTTGTAAAAGACGAAAAAAAAGCCCGCATAGCAGGCTTTCTTAATAAGGGGCGGTTATTTTTTGAGGATTTTATTGGCGTTCGCCGTGAGCATATTGTCTGGAAGGCTTCGCAGGTTGTAAATGTAGGTTAAGTAGCATCCGCAGGAACGCGGGAGAGGGTTGTCGTTTAGATAGCCGTTCGGACCTACTTTCATCATTTTTTTCTTTAATGCCCAAGAGCCTTTGATGGCATAAACTTCACCATTTTTGCTGGCGTGTTCAGAGCATTGTCTGGCCCTCCAAATCGCCCCGATAGCATTGTTATCAATGGCGTTCAGATGATCAGCAGCATTCAGCAGCGTCTTGACATCCTTTAATGAGGAATCAAGACCATTTGATCGATATTGCTTCAGTTTTCTTTTTGTGTGTATTTTTTTCAGCCAATAAAATGCAATACCGATAATCGCTAGTGCAGCAAGTAAACCTAAAAGAAAAGATAGGATATCCATGAGCGCCGCTTTCCTTGGTTGGCTATAGCAAAACTGAGTACCAGAAGACTCGGCCTATGATTTCAACATCTTGCTCCATAGCTTCTTCATCCTCACGGTTAAAGCTGCGTATTATCAGTATTCCGCCCGGCTTTCGGTAAAGTTGCTTTATGCGTTTTAGTTTTTCTTCTCCAGCTCCAGGTTGAGCAATCGCATATAATTTCCCGTCCACAATTCTTTTATTGTTTGTGTCTACCGCTACGGTAGTTCCATCAGGGATGACAGGTTCCATGCTGTCACCAGACGCTGGGAAGCAAAGAACTCCAGAGCCATCACTATTTGCCCCGACACGCCTGAGCGTTGCCTTTGAAAATCTTAACTTAAAACCGTTGTGATCCTCGCTCTGAATTCGGCCGTTACCGCATGCGAATTCAATATCCTTAAGAAACGGCACTTCGACCTCGTCGACAGGCAATGGAGTGTTTTTATCCCAGGCATCAATTGTGCCCCATTCGGCTTCTGGAGGAAGCTCATCGTTTTTGTCGTGCTCACCAGTAAGAAGCCACTTAACAGAGCACTTTAAGGCTGATGCCAGCTCTGGAAGATATCGCGGTCGCTTTGTCTTTCCGTCCTCAAGTTGCTGAATGGCCTGTTGAGACGTTTTTGCCAAAACCGCCAACTCAGCCTGAGTAAGTGATAACTCAGCTCTTCTTAACTTAACTCTCTCCGCAATAGTCATATTCACCTCATAGATAGCATTCCAATGCTTACAAGAAACAAGGTATTTGACAAACAAGTTTGTTTGACAATAAAATACAAATAACCTTGTAAAGGAGGAATCATGGAATCTCTTTCAGAACGCGTAAAAAAACGTCGTAACGAGTTAAACCTTACTCAAGCAAGCCTGGCCGAACTGGTTGGCACAAAACAGCAAACCATCCAGCAGGTTGAGTCAGGTCTTACAAAGCGCCCAAGAAAATTGATCGAACTGGCGACCGCGCTGCAGTGCGAACCGCGCTGGTTACTTTTCGGTGAGCAATCAAATTCAACAGCCGCCTGACCGGCGGCCATAACCAATTACATCAGAGGAAGTATCGCAAATGGACACCTTAACAACACGCAACAAAGCGGAGGCACGACGAATTGAGAGCTGGGTGCAGCGGCAAATTGCAGATCTTGGGACAACCAGGATCGCCGAAGTAGCTGGCGTGAACAAATCAACCGTAAGCCGGTGGCGGGAGAACCTGGTACCGAACATGTCGCTGCTGCTGGCCATCCTGATTTCGAACAGGGATGGAGCGAAGGGAGATTTTGAAGCATGAACGTAGAAAGGTCGAAAGCCGCGGTGCTGTAACACCAACGGCTTTCAGGTGCAATAAACGTCAGTCAATTGCGAGGCAATTATGCCAGGTAAAGCGAAGAGAGTAAACAAACCGGAGGTAGCACGTGAGCATGTCACTTATGGCGAAAGCAATGGGGGTCAAAGTGGGAAACTCACTGCGTAAGCTCGTCCTGATTAAGCTGGCTGATAACGCCAACGACAAAGGCGAATGCTGGCCTTCGTATCAACACATCGCCGACCAATGCGAATGCAGTCGAACGGCTGTTCGTAACCATATTGATGCGCTTGAAGAAATGGGGCTTATCAAGCGTGAGAATCGCGTTGGCGTCAACAACGGAAAAGGTAATACGTCAAATGTGTATTACCTCAAATTAGATGCCACCCCTATGCCATTAAATGGCACAGGGGTATGCCACGACGAAGCACACCCTATGCCATCAGATGGCACACCACCTGTGCCACCAGATGGCACCAGAACCAGTCACTCTTTTGAACCAGTCATTGAACCTAACTCTCTCTCTGGGCGCGAAGGTTTTATGAGCGAAGCTGCAAAACGGCGGATCGGGATTTCACCAGGCGGGGAGATTCCATTCCCACCCCTGTTTAAGCCATCAGCAGATCACATTGCCATGGCTGCCGAGAAGGGGGTGAGCATTGAAACTGAGCTGCTGAACTTCCGGGACTATCACCTTTCCCGAGGCACGCTGCTGATCGACTGGAATTCCGCTTTCAGGGTCTGGATTCGAAACGCCAGAGTTAACCCGCTGGCTAAACGTGGACGTGCTGAGCAGGAAACGCCTCACTGGAACAGCCGCGAGGGATGGGAGGACTTTCTGTGAATAACCAACTTGTGCAGGCAGTTAACGGGCGTGACGGGGCACTGCTATCCAGAATGGCTAACGGAAACGCCGACCAACAGAAGGTAATAAATCCCGAAGCGGAAAGCCTCGTTGATTCTCTCTTTCGCCAGCTGAAGCAGATTTTCCCTGCGTCTACGCAGACAAACCTGAAAACTGACGCAGACGAGAAAACTGCAAAGCGTCAGTGGATCGCAGCGTTTTCAGAGAATGGGATCCTCACCCGCGAGCAACTTTCCGCTGGCGTACGTCATGCCCGCGCCAGTGAATCACCGTTCTGGCCGTCGCCGGGGCAATTCATCAAATGGTGCAAGGACAGCGGAACCGTGCTTGGCATTGGCTTGGCTGATGTGATGAATGAGTTCCATCGGTATAGCCGCGAGAAAGGGCTTCATACCGGCGGAGCAGAAGCTTTCCCGTGGTCTCATGACGTCATGTACTGGATTGTGACCGATACGCGCAGGGCGATGTACCAGCGCCAGCTGAGCGAGGCTGAAACTGAAAAATACGCGTCAAAAAAACTTGAGGAATGGGCGCTGAAAGTTGCTGGTGGGGAAAAAATACCATCTCCCGTCCTGGCGCTCGAGAATTCTGATGAAGTGATTCCGACAAATCACGTGAGCCGTCAGGCCGGTTATCACCCGGAAGGAAAAAGCTTCGGGTGCATGCCAAACGCAGCGACTCTCGGAGCTCTAACCCCGGCTCAATGGCTCTGGGAAGAGTATCAGCGCGGGAAAGATAGAGGGCTTATCCAATGACCATAACAATCCGTGAGCAGGTGCTGGCAGCCCTGCGAAATAACCCAGGTCTGAACAGCGTCAAGCTGGCCGAGCTTATCGGCATGGACACCAGAAAGATATCCGGGACGGTGAGCACGCTGCTGGCCGGCGGGCTGATCAGCTGCGAAGGCAAATACGGCCAGCGCCTGTACAGCCTGACCAGCTACGGCATGCGCATCGCCCCTGACACGATACCGGGCATGAAGCAGGGGAAGTCGAAGTTAATTCAGCGGACGGACACGAACGTGATCTGCCAGGAGTGCCGCAACAGCGCGGCTATGAAGCGAGTATTGATGGTTTGGGGGAGGGTAGGGGTATGAGTATTAAAAATTTGGTCGAAATGATAAAGCACAACGGACTTCTGTCTTCAATGTCTCAGCTTGAAAAGCTGTATCAGGCTGCAATCGAGAACGAGCAGAAACTTGCCGAACTTGAATCCAGATGCGCGGCGCTGGCTGCGGAGAATGCGGGGTTGAAAGCAGCCTTGCGCCCATCAGACATCCCGAGTGAGTGGACGGATGCATTTGGCGACACTGCAGTAATCGAGCATGACGCGACAGGAGACAATCAGGGGCACTCTGTCTCATGGTCATGGGTTGGGAATCAGGAAGAGGTTATTAAATCTGTTCTTCTTGCTGTCGAAAAAGGCATTGAAACCCCATCCACCGACGCTTTCCTGGCTGAAGTCCGGGCGCAGGGTGTGGAGATGTTTGCAGCGCACAAGCGAGAACGACAGCAGGCTCTGCGTAGCCGAAGCATGAGAATGTCTGAAGAGGCCGCCGGCATGGCTGCTGATGCTGAGAACTTCGCCGATGAACTTCGCAAAGGAGTGCAGTCATGAGCAAAGCAACAGCGTTAAAGCCCAAATTCAACGTCGGTGACACTGTCAATTACATCGACCGCCAGGGCAGAAAGCAAAGCGGAAAGATTCGACATATTGAAGGCAAATGGACCTCGTTTGGCAGTGCTTACCTTATCTACACCGTTCAGCATCCAAGCTACCGCAATGGGCAGATGCACTGTGGGGAAGACGTTATCGAAGGAGCCGCCCAATGAGCAACATCGACAAACAGGCAGTGCAAGCAGTTGCCGATTTGAAAGCTGGTTACACCCTCGGTCAGGCTGATGTGGCAATCCTGAATGAACTGGCGCGTATTGCGCTGGCATCGCTCGAAGCGGAGGCTGTGTGCGTTATCGACCAGTCCAATCTTGATTATCTCAAATCTGGCGCTGATGCAGATGTATGGCCAGCATCCAGAAAAGAGATGGGTGATGTGCTTCTGTATCGCACCGCCCCTCCAGCGCCAGCAAAAGCAGAACCCGTAGCGTGGCTGTGGTCACACAGAAAACACCCGAGTGAAGTTTCTCTCATTAGGCCGGAAGATGATGAGAGGGCTGAAGGTGCCCACTGGCCCGGTTGGAGTTGTCAGGCGCTTTATGCAGCACCGCCAGCGCCGGTATCTGTGCCGGATGGATACAGGTTGCAGCCAATTTCTGAATATGACGCAATGTGCGCCGCCATGCTTCAGGGTGCAGATGGTACCCTCACCAATGAAGGTACCATACCAGTCACGCAATTTAAGCCGGTAGCAGACCTGTACGGCTTAACCTCACCAACTGGCGGTGAAACATCGTTCACTTTCGACGCTGTTGAAGCGCGCGATTTTATTGATGGCGGGTGGTCATGTCAGGAGTACGTGGAGCTTGAACGCTTCCAGGAGGCCGTGAGCGGCAACTCTCCGGTGATTCCGGATGGTTGGGTGCTGGTGCCAGAAGAACCCACCCATGAAATGCTTGAGGCTGGTGATGAACAATTCGGAACTTACGATGTGTATCGCCGGATGATAGCAGCATCACCGCAGCAGGAGGTGAAGTGATGGGCAAGTTTACTTTCGTCATTGAGTTCGAAGACGGCAAGGAGCCGCCAGTACATGCCCATATGGAAGCTTTGGGCGGGAAGGTTGTAGCGGTCGCGTTCCGGGATACATTGAGCGAGGGTAATCCTACGCAGACGATCACTACCCATCCTCAGGTGCTTAGTGAGATGCGGTGCTTTATCTGCAATGGTAAGCATCCTATCGGTGTCGCCTGCCCACTAAGTTCGCCATCAGTGGTATCGCATAATGCCTGACCCATTCGACGCATAACTAAACGTCAAGCAACGTTTGATTATTCATTATCACCCAGCCATAATTAAGTCATCGGAGCCTGAACAACTCCGGTGACTTCTTCGCATTTAAGGGGACTTAAATGCGACCACAATCTGAACTCCTCACCTTGTCACAGATGCAGAAATGCACCTGCGATTTTCTGCATTCTGCGTTACCTCTCGGAGGTGGCGTATGAAACAACACTACTGCATCGTTAACGACACCGTAAAAGAGAACCTCATCGCGTACATTCGCACCCTGCCGGTAAACCCTCGCGCGCCGATGGTGGTCGAGGCCCGGGAAGAGACACGCACCGATAAGCAAAACCGTCTTATGTGGCCATTGCTGAAAGACCTGTCTGACCAGGTAGTCTGGCACGGCGAAAAGCTGACCCGCGAAGAGTGGAAGGACCTCATCACCGTTCTGGTGAATCAGACCCAGGACCAGGAGCAGAAATCCGCGCCGGGTATCAACGGAGGCCGCGTTTATTTCGGCGTCCGCACATCCAAATCCAGCAAGCGCTACATGGTCGACGTCATCGAGGCGATTTACTGGTTTGGTACCGACCGCGGCGTGAAGTTCTCCGAAGCATCCAGTAAACGCATTGCCTGGGCGCAAGAGTGGAGGGCTTCCCGTGGGTAATCCTCTCGCACGCGTCATCTCAAACGAAATATTCCGCGTTCCGGCGCGCCGCCAGCGTAAGCCAGTGGTTAAGCCGTCCGACATCCCGACCTTGAAAGGCTACACCGCCCGCCTGGTGGATCAGAAATGGCTGCGTCTCGCAGCGAGGAGAAAATCAGCATGAGCATGTATCAACGAATTAATGGCGCTGACTGGCGCAATATCTTCGTCGTCGGCGATCTGCATGGGTGCTACACGCTGCTGATGAATGAGCTCGAAAAGGTTTCGTTCGACCCTGCGCGTGATTTGCTGATCTCGGTTGGTGACCTTGTTGACCGCGGCGCGGAAAACGTCGAGTGCCTGGAGCTGATTACCATGCCGTGGTTCAGGGCTGTGCGCGGAAACCATGAGCAGATGATGATTGATGGCTTGTCGGAGTATGGAAACGTTAACCACTGGCTGGCAAACGGCGGCGGCTGGTTCTTCTATCTCGATTACGAAAAAGAAATTCTGGCTAAAGCACTCGTATGCAAGGCCGCTGAACTTCCGCTAATCATCGAACTGGTGACTGGCGACCGGAAGGTGGTTATCTGCCACGCAGACTACCCGCACAACGAATACGCATTCGATAAACCAGTACCAGAAGAAATGGTGATCTGGAATCGTGAGCGGGTTAGCGACGCTCAGGACGGCATTCTCTCTCCGATAGCCGGTGCTGATCTGTTTATCTTCGGACACACCCCAGCGCGCCAGCCCCTGAAGTATGCCAACCAGATGTACATCGACACAGGAGCGGTGTTTTGCGGAAACCTCACGCTGGTTCAGGTGCAAGGTGGTGACCATGAGTAAAACCTACCGCAGCAAGAAGTGGCTAGCCGCAGTCGGCCAGATTGAGCAATGCGTCCTTTGTGGAGCGTGGGGCGTACAGGTAGCACACCGCAATGAAGGTAAGGGAATTGGCATGAAGATAGACGACTGCGCCACCGCCGCTATCTGTGTCACCTGCCATTCAGAGATTGATAACGGGAAGGGGCTTAGCCGTGACGAGCGCCGCCAGTTAATGGATCGCGCCATCGTCCTGACCATTATTCAGATTGCCCGTCGTGGCTTGGTGGTGCCTGCATGAAAATCTACGACATCACACCAATCGGCAAGCCTCGCATGACCCGCGCGGATAAGTGGAAGCAGCGTCCACCTGTAATGCGTTACCGCGCTTTTTGCGATGAGGTCCGCCTGCGCAAGTTGACCATGCCTGAATCCGGATCACATGTGACATTCGTCCTACCAATGCCACCAAGCTGGAGTAAGAAGAAACGAGCGGAGTTCGCCGGGAAGCCCCACCGGGCAAAGCCAGACTGCGACAACATGCTGAAGGCCCTGATGGATGCGCTTTATGAGGATGATGCTCACATCTGGGATTGCCGCATCACAAAGGTCTGGGGTGAGAAGGGGCAGATCATCATCGGGGAGTGCGCGCCGTGACCAGAGACGAAATAACCCGGTACCAGGCAGAAAGCGTTAAGCGCGCCAGCATGCCGCCAGTAGCAAAGCACAGCCAGACCAAAACCAATCAGCCACATAAGGAAGCCGCATGAACAGTCAGCAACTGGAATACGTACGTCAGCAGCTCATTGTGGCGACCGCAGACCTCAGCGGGGCAACGAAAGGGCAGCTGGTAGCTTTCGCTGAGAACGCGCAATTCACCGCGACGGCTCGCAGCCGGGGACGTAAGAAAATAACTGATCCGGTCACCGGCCGTAAAGTTAATCTGGACGGCCCGGCGATGAGCGGCAGCCAGTCCCGCGCCAAGGGATCGTCCATCGCGCTGGTAGGTCCGGTGGAGTTCGTGACAGCATCATGGCGCCGCGCTGTCCTGTCGCTGGAGGACCACCAGAAAGCTTGGCTGCTTTGGAACTACAGCGAGAATATCCGCTTCGAGCACCAGGTGGCGATTACCCAGTGGGCATGGGCTGAGTTCCGGGAGCAGCTCGGCGCGAAGAAGGTGGCGGGCAAGACGATGGAGCGCCTGAAGAAGCTTATCTGGCTGGCGGCGCAGGACGTCAAAGCGGAGCTGGCGGGCAAGGATGTGTATCAGCATCAGGACCTGGCGGCTCTGTGCGGAGTTAAACCTGATAACTGGTGCCATAACTACGCCGATTACTGGCGGGCCATGTGCGCCATCTTTAAGCGGCTTGATGGCGATTCTCTACTCTGCACTGTGAGAACACGATCACAACAAAAAGCGACTTTTTCGCAGCAGGGTATTGCAAAAGTCAATTAAATGAGCCATATTTGAGTCTACTTTGATATGCTGCCTAAATTACATCGGCGGCATGAAGGTGATAGTCACTATCCAGCTTGAAAAATGAGCCTCGTCATACCGACGGGGCTTTTTTCTTAGTGTTATGGTGCGTACAATTAAATTGTTGGTGATGCGCTTTCTGGTTGTCCGGACGGCCATTAAGTAGCAACCAATATCACCAGGATATAGCGAGACATGTAGTAGCGACTGATCATCGTGAGGCGTGAAGAGCTGAAACCGTGAGGGACGCGGCTCCTGTGATTACAGTCCCGCGAAATTCAATAAACCCAGCCATCGCGCTGGGTTTCTCGTTTCTGCACAACAGGAAAAAGCGCTGACCATGCTGGAATGGGCCGCGCGTCACATCGGCGCGCGCGACTAACCACCCGCTACAGATTACCAGCGCTCTTTCCGTTGTGGTGAATGCGCAGGCTGATGCGCTAGAGACGGCACCCCCTTAATGAGGACTGCGCTATCTCTGGAGAAAAGTCTTGGGGCACACGATGCCAGAGAAAGCCGGAGTTCAGCACCGGCCACCACAAACCAAACCCACTGCCTGGGACCCTTCGGCCATAGAGCCGGCATTGCCTTACCCCCATATTGCCCGCTTGTCTCGGGCTTTTTTATTTCAGGCTCCGGGAACCATCCTCGACATGCCTTCTTGTTAAATCGTCCCGAGGGCCTGACCCCTTTTAAACACACAGCCCCCGCTTTTAAGCCGGAGGTTAGAGACTATGAAAATGCATAACGATCCCCACTCCTGGACGGAGTTTATCGAACTACTCCACAGTTGGTGGCGTGGCGAAACGCCGATGGGTGCCGTATTGCTATCGGTTGCCATGGCCGCATTGCGAATCGCTTACGGCGGTGGCGGCTGGAAGAAAATGCTCCTTGAGGGGGCAATCTGTGGAGCCCTGACCCTTACCGCTGTGTCGGCTCTTGATTACTTCAACCTCCCACAGTCCCTGTCGATCGCTATCGGGGGCGCGCTCGGGTTTGTTGGCGTAGAGCAGGTTAAGGTTATGGCTTCCCGGGTGTTTAATTCTCGCTTTGGAGGCGGTGATGCAAACCAGTGATAAAGGCATTGCCCTGATCAAACAGTTCGAAGGCTGCAAGCTCACCGCGTACCAGGACAGCGTTGGCGTCTGGACAATCGGCTATGGCTGGACTCAGCCCGTCGACGGAAAGCCGATTCGCGCCGGGATGACTATTAAGCAGGAAACAGCAGAACGCCTGCTGAAGACTGGGCTGGTCAGCTACGAAAGCGACGTGTCACGACTGGTTAAAGTCGGCCTGACTCAGGGGCAATTCGACGCCCTGGTATCGTTCACGTATAACCTCGGAGCCCGGTCCCTGTCGACATCGACCCTGCTGCGAAAACTCAACGCCGGTGATTACGCTGGCGCTGCCGATGAGTTCCTGCGCTGGAATAAAGCTGGTGGGAAGGTGCTGAATGGGCTGACACGTCGGCGGGAGGCAGAGCGGGCTCTGTTCCTGTCATGATTGGCGATATGGTCAAACGTTACTGGTTGCAGCTGCTGGTGGTGGCGTTAATCGGCGTGCTGGCGTTCTTCGTAAACCGGTACCGCGACAACGCCATCACCTACAAAGACCAGCGCGACAAAGCCACCAAGAGTCTCCGCCTGGCGAACGCCACCATCAAAGACATGCAGGTGCGTCAGCGCGATGTTGCTGCGCTGGATGCCAAATACACGAAGGAATTGTCCGATGCGAAAAAAACCATTAACGATTTGCGTCGGGATGTCGATTCTGGCGCTAAACGGCTGCGCATCGCCGCAACCTGCCCTGGAGTGCCAAAAGCCACCTCCTCCACCGGCGTGGATGATGCAGGAGCCCCCGAACTTACTCCAGACGCTCGACGGAATTATTTCGATCACCGGGACGGAATCGCAACCGCTGACAAGATGATTCGCGGCATGCAGGACTACATCAAAGAGCAGTGTCTTAAATGATTCGTTACCCAAATAACAGAGCCTGACTTCGGTCGGGCTTTTTTATGTCCGCAGTAAACCGCGCATTCTCGTGCGCATATCAACCAAGAGCCTTTCGGGGTAGAGCTTGAGATAGGGCAGTGGTAACGCTGACCGCTCTTGGGCTGCCCGTATCTACGAGAACAGGCTCAACCACCAAAAGGTATCAGCGAAATGAAATCATTAACCCTCTTCAATCAACCAATCCGTGTCGGGGAAGACGGCATGATCTGCCTCACCGATATATGGAAAGCCAGTGGCAAAAGTGATGCTGAGTCGCCTTACCACTATCTGCGAAACAAGCAGACAAAAGAGTTCCTGGCCGAGCTGGAGAAAAACCACGAATCTGTGGTTTTCACTGAGCGCGGTGTACACGGTGGAACATATGGCGGGAAGTTTGTTGCTTACGATTATGCGGCTTGGTTAAACCCCGGGTTCAAGTACGCGGCCTATAAAGTCCTCGATGACTACTTCACTGGAGAACTTCAGCATCGCAACAGCTTAAGTGCGCAGCTCAACATGAAGTGCCATGAGTTTGACCAGAAAAAGGACATGGCGAGCTTCTGCGGACAAGGACTCGCAGCATGGCGTTATACGAAGCCTGTATTGGTCGCTGAGATTAACACCCTTGCTAACCAGCTGCAGATTACGATCCCAGGGCTTCAAGGATGAATAATCGCGTCATCGAATGCGCCTCCAGAGCGGGGCGAGACTTCTCTGAGTTCATGAAAGGCGAGAAGGGCATGATGGAAGCGCTGGCCTCGGTTGATCAGTTTGGCGAGCAACTCCGTCTCAACGGCTGCGTCAATCATCACTTTGTCAGTTACATGATGAGGAACTCGATCATGCAGGCATTCATGGACATGGCAAACGCCGAGAAGAAAGAAGAGCGCCGCCGTAAAAGAGCGGAAGCAAAAACGAAGTAGCCATTACAGAAGCTCTTCACTGAGGGGCTTCGATAATGTCAACGTGAGGTAAGTATTATGGCAAAACCGGACTGGGGCGTGCTTCAGCAACGGTTCCTGTCCGAACATGCCGCAACCGGCGTATCACCAAAAGAATGGTGTGAAGCGCAGGGACTGAATTACGCTACCGCCCGTCGATATATCAAAAAACCTACTGCGCAAACTGCGCAAAAAACTGCGCAGAAAAAAATGCGCACTGCGCAGAAAGATAAAAGCGCAAATGAGCTGGTGGAAGATGATGGACTTACTGCTCAGCAGCGCTTATTTGTCGCGGAGTACCTGAAGGACAACAACGCCGCTCAGGCAGCTATCCGTGCCGGGTACAGCAAGAAAACCGCGCAGGAGCAATCAAGTCGGTTGTTATCAAATGTTAAGGTTGCGCAGGTCATTGCGCAGCAGCAGAAAGCCTCCATTGCGCGCACGCTTGGCAGTGCTGATGAGGTTCTCTCCCAGATGTGGCAACTTGCCACTTTCGATGCAAACCAGCTTTCACAGTATCGTCGCGGCGCGTGTCGTTACTGTTGGGGCTTCGGTCATCAGTATCAGTGGCGCGATGCTGTCGAGTTTGAAGAGAAAAGACTCGAGGCTGTTGATCGTGACCGTCGTGAACCGGAGGACTCTGGAGGTTACGGCTATGACCACAACCGAGAGCCTAACCCTGAATGCCCGCGCTGCAATGGCGACGGAGTAGGACAGCCTTACTTCGCAGACACCCGGAAACTTTCCCCTGATGCTGCTTTGGCTTATTCCGGCGTCAAGCTTGGGAAGAATGGCGTTGAGATAACGGCAATCAGCCGCGAGCGCATGTATGAAGCGGTTATGAAGCGGCTTGGCCTGGCAGATAGCGAATTCGCGCAGCGCCTCCAGCAGATCGAAATCGACCGCCGGCAGCTGGAGGTTGAGAAACTCCGCAAAGAGCTGGCGCGACTAATCCTCTTGCGGAACACAAGCGAGCGTCAATCGCTGCTCGATGTAGAGCGTCTTGAGTTGCAAAACGAGAAGCTACGTCACGAAATTAGTGCTTTGAAAGACGGCGACAAAGACAACGCGATCGTCGTACACAATACCCTGCCGATACCAGGAAGATGATATGGCCGACATTTACCTCCCGACGCTGCATGACGGGCAGTTAAAGGTCTGGTCAGATTCCTGGGAAGGTCAACTGCACGCGGTCCGGTGTGGCCGCCGCTGGGGTAAGACTTTCATGCTGTCCAGCGCTGCGGTTACCTACGCTACAGCGCCGTTTAAGCGCCCGGGCATGGACATTGAACTCGGCGGCCGCGTCGGTATCTTCACCGCGGAGTATCGCCAGTATCAGGAAATCTACGACAAGCTCGAAGAAATCCTGCTGCCTCTGAAAAAAAGCTTTAGCCGCCAGGAGAAGCGCCTGCTGCTGAAGAACGGCGGGAAGATCGACTTCTGGGTCACCAACGACAACAAGCTGGCTGGTCGTGGTCGTGAATACGAAATCATCCTGATAGACGAGGCGGCGTTTACCAAGTCGCCGGAGATGCTGAGGGAGATCTGGCCTAAGTCGATTAAGCCAACGCTGCTGACGACGAAAGGCCGAGCCTACGTGTTTTCAACTCCTGACGGGGTGGACGAAGAGAACTTCTTCTACGCCATCTGTCACGACAAGAACCTTGGCTTTATCGAGCATCACGCGCCTACTTCCTCCAACCCGTTCGTTCCGCCAGAAGAACTGGAGAAGGAGAGGGCCAACAACGACCCGCGCGTATTTCGCCAGGAGTTCATGGCCGAGTTCGTCGACTGGTCCGCCGCTTCGCTGTTCGACGTCCGCAAATGGTTCGAGGGTGAGAATCAGGATCAGCCTGTCGATTACCCTGAAATGTGCCAGGCCGTCTTCGCTGTCATGGATACCGCCGTAAAAGGTGGATCCGAGCATGACGGAACGGCGGTGGTTTATTACGCCGTCGACACCCGGCCCGGCATTCAGCGCCTCACCATTCTCGACTGGGATGTGGTGCAGATTGACGGCGCGCTGCTGGAAACGTGGATGCCGTCGGTGTTCGACCGCCTCAACGAGCTTTCAGGCCAGTGCGTTGCCATCAACGGCAGCCTGGGCGTTTTCATCGAAGACGCCAGCATGGGCAGCATCCTCCTGCAGAAAGGCGAAAGCCTGCGATGGCCGGTCAACAAAATTGAGTCCGCCCTGACCAGCAAAGGAAAGGACGAGCGCGCCATTATGGCCTCCGGTTATCACTACCGCGGCCTGGCGAAAATTTCCAGACACGCCTACGAGAAGACAGCCGTCTTCAAGGGCGAGACAGCAAACCATCTGCACAAGCAGGTTTCCCGATTCCACCTTGCCGACAAGAAAGCGCATAAGCGCGCCGATGACCTGCTCGATGATTACACCTACGGGCTGATCATCGCCTTCGGCAGCGGCGACGCAATCTGACGAGAGAACCAATGAACGAAGACGATTTCGAAATCGGCAGCTGCTCTCACTCAGAGTTGATGGCATTGCTGGACAGTGACGACATCCAGCCCGGCTCTACGGTTGGCTATCAGACCTGCAAAACGGTTTACCTCTATCACCCGCTGGGCGGCAAGATGGTGGATCGCCCGATTAAAATGGCGATGAATGAGCCGCGCACCGTGCATGTTGCCCAGTCGTATGGCCTTGAGCAGCGCCTGCGCGACGCGTTCGAGCGCGAGTGGAAAGCGATGGGCGCGAACCAGCACATCGCCAACGCCGCGCGCATCGCCCGAATTTACGGCGTATCAGCGATCGCCATGCTGGTGGATAACCAGGAGCCGAATGAATCGCTGGATTACCGCACGCTGTACAAGCACAACGTCAACTTTAACATCCTGGACCCGCTGAACACCGCCGGCAGTATCGTGCTGAATCAGGACCCGAACGCCCAGGACTTCCAGAAAGTCGACGGTATCAGGGTTGCTGGAAAGCCGTATCACAAATCGCGCTGTGTCGTCGTGCAGAACGAGGACCCGATTTACCTCGCATACAACCCGGCGGCGTTCGGCTTCACGGGGCGCAGCGTGTACCAGCGAGCGCTCTACCCGCTGAAGTCTTTCATCCAGACCATGCGCACCGACGATATGGTTGCGGTGAAAGGCGGCCTGCTGGTGACGAAAATTAAGGGTCCAAGCTCCGTCGTCAACAACATGATGCAGAAGCTCAGCGGCATCAAGCGCATGATGCTGAAGCGCGGGAAGACGGGAGAGGTCCTGCAGATCGGCGAGAGCGACAATATCGAGTCAATCGACCTGAGCAACCTGGAAAAGCCTCTCGACTCTGCGCGTAAGCACATTCTCGAGAACGTGGCCGCCGCCGCCGACATGCCAGCGATCATCCTCAACTCTGAGACATTCGCCCAGGGCTTCGGTGAAGGTACTGAAGATGCCCGCGCCGTGGCGGTGTACATCGACAACATCCGCGAGTGGCTGGACCAGTTTTATGCGTTCTTCATCCGCGTGTGCCAGTACCGCGCCTGGAGTATTGAGTTCTTCCAGTCTCTGCGTGCTGACTTCCCGGAGCTGAAAAACACCTACAGCGTGTATTTCGCGAGTTGGATAAACAACTTCGAATATCGCTGGCCGTCCTCCCTGAAAGAGCCGGAAAGCGAGAAGGTGAAGGTCGACGAGATACGCTTTAAGGCTATCGTCAGCATGCTTGAAACAGTGCTTCCGCAGCTCACGGCGGATCCGGAAAACCGCGCGACGCTGATCGAGTGGGCGTGTGAAAACGCCAATGCCAACGAGAGCCTATTCCCTCAGCGGCTTAACCTTGATTACGACTCGCTGAAAGATAACCCACCACCGGAGCCGCCAAAAGCTGAAGAACCGGGCGGCGGGATGATGCTATGAACACTTTCACCCGAACAGTGAGAGACGCGGTGAAGTTCTTTCTCCGCAACGGCTACTCATCCCGGGAAGAGCTGGAGCGCTGGCAGGCGATTATCCGCCAGGCCGCCGAAAGCGAAACCGCCGATGACTACATGGCAATGGTCACTCGAAACCTGACGAAGGCATACGACCTGCAGGTGGGGCGTGCTGGCGCACTGAAGCGCCATCAGGGCATATCCCGGTTCACGCTCAACTACCTTGAGCCAAAGCTGAGGACAGAGCTCGACAGGCGCATCCTCGCCAGCGCTGACCTGATCCAGCTCAACCGCAAAAAAGCCATCGACACCACGTTGTCACGGTTTAGCGGCTGGGCCAGCAGCATCCCTTCAGCCGACAGCATTGCGCTGACCGGCATTCAGGGAACGATGCGGGATACGGCGGCGCACATTCAGAAGGCTGCCGAGAAGGTGGACTATGAAGCGCGCCGGGTGATGATCGACCAGAACCATAAGCTGATAGCCAATATCGATAACGTGATCGCAACCAGCAACAACGCGATTGCAGCGATATGGCACAGCCACTGGCGGCGGCCGGGTTATGACTTCCGCGAGGACCACAAGGAACGCGATCAGCTTTATTACCTGATCCGCGGAAACTGGGCGCAAAAAAACGGGTACGTGAAATCCGGGCCTGCCGGTTACCTGGACGAAATCACTCAGCCTGGCGAAGAGGTTTTTTGTCAGTGCTACGTGACCTACATCTACAACATCCGAAGCATTCCTGAATACATGCTGACCCAGAAGGGGCAGAAGTTCATGGAGTCGATGAAGAAAGCAGCATAGGAGCATTGAAACGTGGCTATTTTTGGCAGCGGGATAATGTTCCGTCAGGGTAAGTTCGTCTTCCTGATCCAGCGCTCGGATGATGGCACGTGGTGCCCGCCTGGCGGAACGGTAGAGCCGGGTGAGCTGGCTATTGATGCCGCGCGCCGCGAGGTGCTGGAAGAGGTGGGCTATCAGTACGATGGCCCGCTCACTCCACACAGCGTATATGGCGATTATCTGACGTTTCGCGCTGAAGTGCCGGAGAGGTTCGAGGCGAAGCTTAACGACGAATCGCTGGCCGCCGGATGGTTCCACATTGACGACATGCCCAAACCGCTTCATCAGCCCTTCGCTGAGATGCTGGCGCAGCAAGCGCTCAATGAAACCGAAGTGGCCGCGCTCATCGCTGACGGGACGCTAAGCAGCCCGCAATTCTTTATCAACATGTGGATGTTCGCCATCCGGGTAACCGGAACAGGGGTTACCTGGCGCTCTGCAGATCAACAGATGGCCTTTCGTAACCCGGACGACTATCTCACCCCAGAGTTTCTCCAGCGAGTTGCCGGTGTACCGCTTATCTGGCTGCACCCGGAGAAAAACAAGCTCGATAGCGATGAATTTGCGAAGCGTGTTATCGGCACCCTGACGAACAGTTGGGTCGCTGATAATGGCGAGGTCTGGACTATTGGCCGGGTGTACGACGCTGAAGCCGCCGAAATTATGGCGACTCGGCAGCTTAGTACCTCACCAACCGTCACCTACAGCGAATCGCAGGACTCAATCATCAAAATCGACGGTCAGCCTCTATTGGTGGAAGGTTCCCCGGTATTGCTCGACCACGTTGCAATTTGTGAAAAGGGCGTATGGGACAAGCTCCTTGCCCCTACTGGTGTTAAATCTGATTCCATTCCAAACGAGGCTGAAAAGATGGACGAGGAAAAATTCGTAGAGCTATTCAATAAGTGTATGGATGCTCGCATGGCTAAGGCTGACTCAGAAGCAGCAGACCTGAAAGCCAAGGCCGATGCCGAAGAAGCAGCCAAGAAAGAAAAGGCTGATGCTGAGGCGAAAGAGGCCGAAGAGGCGAAAGCCAAAGCTGACGCGGAAGAGAAAGCCGCGAAGGAAAAATCAGACGCAGAAGCCAAAGAGAAGGCTGACGCAGAAGAGGCAGAACGTATGGCGAAAGAAAAGGCTGATTCTGAACTGCGTCAGCAGATCGCCGACCTGCGCTCCCGCATCCCAACCGAGTTGAGCGATGAAGAGCGCAACGAAGTCGCCGATGCACAGGTTAAGGCCGATAGCGTGTTTTCCTGCTTCGGCAAGCGCGCTCCGGTGCCACTGTCTGGTGAAAAGCCGCTGGCATATCGCCGCCGCCTGATGATCCAGTTGCAGGAGCATTCGCCTGACTTCAAATCCGTCGACCTGTCCTCCATTGCTGACTCAGCGCTGCTGAGCGTGGCCGAGAAGACGATCTACGCCGACGCACAGAAATCGGCAAGCCTGTCTGTTGGCCCTGGTATGCTGCGCGAAATTAAACGCGCTGATGCGACCGGTCGCCAGATCAGCACCTTCGAAGGCGATCCTGCTGCCACCTGGGCTCCGTTCCAGTCCGGCAAGCGTCAGGTCACCAGTTTTAACAACCAGGCTTAACGGGAGCTCTCAAGCATGGCTAACTTATCTCTTAACCCGATGGCAACCACGAATGCGCTGGGCTCCTTCGGTGTGCAGTCCGACGGTTATATTCAGGGCGTGGCGCTGGATGACCCGGCTAACCGCTTCAACCTGGCAGCGGGCACCGTGGCGGCAACGGAAACCAAACCTCTCTGGGGAGGTCTGCCGGTTGCTGAGCTTCTGCCTGGTACCAGCTCAAGCCCACGCGGTTCATACATCCGTCGTGCTGTGTCTGTTGCCGAACTGGAAGGCTTTACCGTCTTCAATCAGGCTCACAACGGCCTGACCACTCCGCAGTCACCGGTTCCGCTGTACGCATCAGGCATGAGCGTTTCGTACTACCGCCTGGGCTCCAACATGCGCGTTCCGTTGAAAGCTTCTGCGCAGGTTATCGCGCTGGGTACCTCTGGTGCATCAGTGAAAACTCCGCTGGCCTGGGACTTCGTGAACAACCAGATCACCACCGCGGCGGCTGCCGGTTTCTCTGGTGCTGATATCGCGACAACTGCTGTGACCTATGCCGCTGGCGTGGCGACGGCGACAACCGCATCAGCGCACGGCCTTACTGCTGGTCAGTACGTGAAAATCAGCGGAGTTGCCCCTGCGGCGTACAACGGCACTGTGGTAGTGCTGTCTGTTCCGAGCTCAACGACCTTCACCTACGCACCGGCAACTGCACCAGGTGGCGCAGCTACCACGCAGGGCACCATCGGCGCAGTTACGCTTTCCGACATCACGCTGCCGGTAAAAGTGCTCGCCATCGAATCAGGCAACTCCAAGACTGTCAGCTATGACAGCGCAACGGGCTTCCTGACCTGGAACAACACCGACAGCTGCGCGCTGGTCTTACTTTAATCGGGAGCTGAATTAAATGGCTGCAATTACCCCCAGCTACACCATCGTCAATCCGTCGTACATCGCGCCGGAGATGATCATTGGTTACCAGCAGGCGTCAGGTGCGTTTGAAACCATCGCCAGCGGTAACCCGCAAGTCCGTCTCGGCGTGGGCGACCAGTGCGTCTACATGCGCCGCCTGGATATTCGCACCCAGACCACTTCCAGCCAGTCCGGTAACGGTAACCAGCTGCCGAGCGTGGCGCTGGATGCGAAGATGATTTCAACCCCAACCTACCTGTTCCGCTGCCGTGGTATCTACGATCACCATGATATGGCCGCTGCCGGTAACTGGAACTTTGCACTGCCGGAAGCTCAGCGCCTGGGCATGCGTCAGGGCATTTTCCAGCAGCTGCGCTCTGCTCTGCTGTACGGCATGAACCCTGCTGGCGGTGAAGGCCTGCTGAACACCGCTGGCGCGACCACTGAGTCCCTGCCTCCGGACAGCAACGGCAACACCACTGTGCTGACCTATGACCACGGCCAGATGGCGGTATATCTGCTGGGACACGTACAGGCCGCGCTGACCCGCACCATGCAGCTGGGCCGCCAGCAGCGCGTCGTTATCCTGGGGCCGCAGCGCGTCCTCGGCGCCATGGAGATTCAGCAGATCGTTCAGCTGACTTCTTATCAGCGTCCTGGTGGTGGTACTGACACCGTCGGCGGCACGGTGAAAGAAGTGCTGAAAGGCGCAAACGTCCAGGTTGACTGGGTGTATGACGACACTCTGATCGGCGCAGGCGCTGGTGGTACAGACGCGGTGGTAATCACCATCCCTGAGGTCGAAGTGCCAATGGTCAACTCGACTGTGAACACTAACGAATTCGCCAAGTTGACCCCGTCTCTTGCCGCGAACGCGCTGATGTTTACCGACATGGCCGCGCCGCGTGAGATTCCGACGCCGATCGCTGGTGGTGCCATCGATGTTCTGTCCGAAATGCGCTCCACCGCAGGCTGGGCAGTTCGTCCTGAAGCAATCACCATCCTGTCCATGGCGTACAGCGCCTGATCCATTCTTTGATCTGGTTAAGCCTCTGCCGGGGAGACTCAGCAGGGGCTTTTTTACGAGGGTAATCAATGAAACTCTATATCGCTAACACCACCAAGCAGCGCCAGATTTTCGCCTATCGCAAGCTGGAGACCGGCCGCCTTATTCAGATCCCGATTAACCACGGCGATCAGATGATGGTGCTGGATGGCTCAACTGATGAAGTTGATGCAGTGGTGCAGCATCACCAGGTTTATGGCCTGGTTGACTCGACCAAAATCGACCAGAGCCAGGCGTTTGTCGGCCTGTGCTACAGCCTGAACAAGCCTGTATCAGCGTCGGTAATCGAAAAAGCAATCCGCGATAACGATATTCACCTGACCCGTGGCGCCCACGGCCGCCGCCAGGCATCCGTAGCGGCTTTGGACAGCTCTCTGCGCGAAAGCGGTACCGGCTATTCCGGCGAGATGGAAGTCAGCGCTGAGCAAGCGAAAGGCCGCGAAGACAGCGAAGACACCCCAACGGTTAACGAAACAATCGTGACTGAAAAATCCGGGAGCAAGAAAAAATGACAACGAGCCTGTCGGGATTTATCGAATTCGTTCGAACTGACATGGGCGTGACCGCCGCGCAGGTTCCCGACGACTCGCCGTCTTTCACCCTAGCGTATGGCGGCGCGGTTGAGTGGGTAAACCCTGATATCGCGTGCGTCACGCCGAATCTGTACACCGTTGCCGTGTACAACCTGGGCGCGTCTTTCCTTGTCAACTACGGTACCGAATCGGTATTCGCCGAGTTCAGGAAAGAGTATGGCCTGAATAATTTCAAGGCTGGCGTAATTACTGGCGCCGGGGATAACTCAACCAGCGCTCAGCGCCTGGTTCCGGACTTCTTCAAAGACCTGTCGCTGGCTGACCTGCAGATGTTGCAGGACCCGTGGGGGCGCCGGTACCTGATGATTGCCCAGCAGTTCGGCAGCCTGTGGGGGCTGTCATGATCACCTTCCACCTGGGGGTGATTGATGTCCCGTATGAGGACGAAAACACCACGACCGGAGACGTCGCCGAGTATCTGGAGGAAAAGTACCAGATCATGCAGACGTTTTTCGACAGGTACAGCAAAGACATCGCTGACCTGATGGCGAATGACATGGCCGCGTCGCTTGAAAACATGATGGCCGGCGCGCCGCCAGCCAAAGACCCTCTGGCAGAGTCGATGTCCCGGATCCATGACCTGTTTGTCGCCTTCCTCGACAACACCGAAATGAACGGATTGCCGGGCGTGCCTACGCGCCGCGCGCTGGAGGGTATATCCAAGCGATTCAAAAACAAAAAAGGGCCACCGCGTCCGTCATTCATTGATACCGGAACCTATCAGGCCGCGATGCGCGCCTGGGTAAGCGGGGTGCTGAATGCCTTCCCTGAGTGAGTTGCAGCAGACTGCAAAAACAGAGCTTAACGCCACGCTGACGCAGGGTCTTGATGACCTGAGCCGCTTTCAGGTGGTCACGTTCACGAAGTATATCCGCAAGGTGCTGCCCCTCGATGGTTTCGTCTTCTGGGTGAAAGCCTCTGTTCTGTCAGACGACCCCAGCAGCGAGCCGGATACAGTTGACGTTAAGGGCTATCTGCACCTGACGACCGAAACCATTCAGGACGATGAGCAGTTATACGACCGGAACGTCGTAACGTTTACCGCGCAGGCGGACATCGACCCGTTCAACGATATCGGATCTGATGTCCTGTATATCGGCGAGTTCTTTGGCCTTCAGTTTTCCTTCTCCCGGCGCACCGGGCTGAACGAACCGGCCAACCTCTACCACTACACAGGGGAGGCAATCTTCCCCTACATGCGTTCGCAGATCATCAACTCTGCAGATGACATCGATCTGGCTGATGTGGTGGTTTCGAGTTCATTGCCAGTATGGCTGACGCTGAGCCAGTACATGCCAATGTTCCCGGCCATGCTGTCGACGCAGAACCTGTCTCCGCCGTATGCAACGGTGAAGTGCAGCAACACCGCGCCGATTGCCGGGAGCTTTTACCTTGATGAGCAGCAGAACCAGTATCAGCTGGTTTCCGAGGATGTGACGATCTCCATCACTGGCCTGCGCAATGCCGGAGTTGAAGATTTCCTGAGGTACGTACAGCAGTACACGCTCGGCGATGACGCGGAAATGGGCGTGATGAATATCCCGGTCGTTCAGGACGAGCGCGTCACGCAGAACGAGCTGAACATCATCGCCATGAGAAAAACCATCAAGTTCAAAGTCAACTATTACCAGCAGCGCATGCGGAATGTCGCGCGCAGGCTGATCACGTCAGCGATTCCGTCCATTTACCCGGAGAAATAAATAAATGGCAATTGTTAACATTAACGTATCGGTGACCAATCCACCGAAGCCCTCTCAGCTGCTTAAATCCGGCGCGATGATCTCCATGGGCGGAACGACCCTGGCGGCAGGAGAATATCAACTCCTCACTACCAAGGACGATCTCAAAGCAATCACATCCCCGGGCAAAACTATCGCATCAATCGCGTGGGCTACCGGCGTTGTGACAGTGACGCTGTCAGAGGCGCATGGCTGGTCCATCGGAGACACAATCCCACTGGTTGTGTCAGGCGTTACCCCGGCTGGATATAACCGCGCCGTAACAGCCACTGTAACCACGTCTACCGCCTTCACTTACCCGCTGGCGACAGACCCAGGAACGGCAACAGTTATGGGTACGGTGAAAACCGTAGCAGCAAACGAAATCATCGAGATGAACACCACGTTCTGGTCCCAGGGCACCACCCGCGCGGTCTATGTGCTGGAACTGGGCGACGTGTCTGTTGCTGCTGCTGTTGCTGCTCTGGCCGACTTCATCGATGAGGATATCTCTCTGGGCAACACCTACCAGAAATTCTTCTCGTACCTGGTGCCGCGCGAATGGGATGGAGAAACGACGTTTAAAACCCTGACAGGTCTGTATACCAGCCCGGCGTCACTGGTTTATTTCTTCGTTACCACCACGATCGCCACCTATTCGGCCTGGGTCGCCACCAAAAACAAATCTGTGGTTGCAGGTGTGGAGTCGACAAACATCCCGGCTGGTGAGTTTTCCATGGCGTTCCCGTTCCAGTCATCTCTGGCAAACGATCCTGGCTCATCAAACATGGTGCCGCCAATGGCGTACCGCTTTGGTTACGGGGTTACAGAATACCCTGTAGAAGGAAATGGCACGCTGCTGAAGCAGCTCCAGGACAACAGCATCAACTACGTCGGCACCGCCGCGGAAGGTGGGCTGAGCAACAAAATGCTGGTGGCTGGCCACATGCTGGACGGCAATCCGTTCAACTACTGGTATTCAGTGGCGTGGACTGCAATCAACCTCGAGCTCGATCTGGCCAACGAAATCATCAACGGTTCAAACACCACGGTTAACCCGCTGTACTACGAGCAGAACGGCATAGACCGCCTGCAACGCCGCGCGCTGAAGACGCTGCGCAACGGTATCAGTTACGGCCTGATCCTGGGGCGTGTAATTGGTACCGGACTGACGCAGCAGGATTTCAATACCGAGTACGAGAAAGGCACGTATGCCGGGAACGCGGTGATTAACGCCGTGCCGTTCGCGAATTACACCAGCCTGAATCCGTCCGATTACGCCGATGGCAAGTATAACGGCCTGAGCGCCGTAATGACGCCGCGCCGCGGCTTCGAATCCATCACGTTTAACGTGAACGTAACCAACTTTGTAGGGGCGTAAAAAAATGGCAAACCCATTAGTACCGCAGGGATTCCTCAATCGTGTACGCGGCGCGGTGTCGGTAACTGACGTGCCAGCGCTGAACATCACCGCCTCTTATCTTGGCAAGGACGCCATCAGCATGCGTCCTGATGGCCCTGCGACGGACATTATCCCGACGCTGACCGGCACCGTAGGTAGCCAGGCGCCATATCAGCAGGTGACCGTCACTGTCCATCTGCTGCGCACCCAGGGCCTGAGTGACAGCTACAAAAACCGCTTCGCCACCGATACGGCACTGGGCGAGGTTGTAATCACCCCGGACGCGAACACGCTGAGCAATTTCACCGTGCTTAACGCTTATCTGGTGAACTTCAACGAACTGCCGTTTACCGGTATGGATGCCGGGTACGTGGTTACCATCAGCGGCTACATCCTGGCTAACGACAACATGTGGGTCTGATTGTGAAAATAGACAAAAAGCTCAACCTGGTAACAAACATCACCCGGGAAGACGGGTCAATCGTGTACCTGCATGTGACCCCGTTCCCGTATGAGGTGGTGGAGGAGCATTGCCTGCTGCTGGGCAACCTCTTTACCAACTTCATCTCACAGGTCGGCGGCCTTGGCGCGGCGCGCGTTGCCGCGATGATGCTCCGTAAAAAGCTTCAGCGCGAGCAGGAGTTGAGGGAAGAGGCTAACCAGCAGGCCCAGCAGGCCCAGCAGGCTCCAACCATCGTAGACGAAATCCAGCGCCTTACTTCAGTGGTGTGGAATGACGGCGGTACCTGGAAAACCACATCTTTCGAAGTCGCGATGAAGCAGGGGATTATCTCTCCTGACGAATACCGCGAAGTTGAAGGTGAGGTGGTTTTTTTTATGGTTTCCTCTGCTATTCAGAAAGCTCACCTGATCGCCCCGACGGTGGGATCAGTGATCGGCATGTTCGGTGGGCAACTCGTATCATCGAGCGTTACGGCGTTCCGAGATTCGTTGCTGACGTCGAATCCGCCTACCGATACCCAGACCCAGAGTGCCCAGCCGGAAACGTCATACATACCCTCCTAGACTGGGCGTCGAATGAGGGATTCTGGCGGGTAATCAGGGAAATCACCGGCGAAGAGTTCGCCAGCCCGGCGCAGTACCGCCAGCGATACATCATTTCCGCGCTAAAAGACAGGGGTTCCTTCAATGGTGGCTAAGTCTATTGTCGATATTGACGTAAATGACGACAAATTTGTCTCATTTATGGAGAAGTTTAAAGAATATCAGGCCGCACTTGAGGAACTACCTGAGGCATGGAGGGGGCTGGCGCATGGCGCGACAGATGCCACCAAAGAGACGGCAAAAGCGAAAGCAGAAGGCGACCTTCTGGCTAAGGCATTCTCTGAGGGGGCCAGCGCCATTCTGTCGATAAACAGCGGCCTCGATCGGCTCACCGACAGTCTGGACAGGGCAAACAAAAGTCAGGAAGACTTCAACAAGAAAGCCCGCTCTTCAAAGGGTTTTTTGAGTGATGCCACGAAGGACGCGAAATCGCTGGCTGGGCACATCAGGGATGCCACCACAAGCCTGCTGTCGTGGGGTGGCATTGTTGGCCTGTTCACTGGCGTGCTGGGCGTCGGCGGTCTTTTCGGACTCAACCGCCTGGCGGCCACAACCGGGTCTCAGCGATTCACCTCCCTCGGGATCGGGACGAGCATCGGCGCGCTGGACTCCACAGCCATTAACTATCAGAAAGCTCTCGGCAACCCGACTGGCACGCTGGGCGCTATCCGCGACAGCCAGATGGATCTGTCAAAGCGCTGGACATTCCAGGCTATGGGCATTAACAACCCTGACCAGGACCCGGCCAAACTCCTGCCGCAGATGATTCGCAATGCGCGAGACATCTTTGTCAAAAACGGAAGCACCCTGCAGGGGGCCAACGCCTACGGCCTGACGAACTTCTTCAGCCTGGATGACCTGAATCGCTTTAAAAATATGAGCGATGAAGAAATCGATGCGATGGAGCGCCGGGCGCAGAAGGATGCGAAGTTACTGCAGATCACCGATCAGCAGGCGCGGCAGTGGCAGGATTTCAACGTCCAGTTGGATTACAGCGGGCAGAGCATCCGTAATACGTTTGTGCGCGGGCTCGGTCCGTTAACCCCGCAACTGAGCAAGCTTTCTGATGCGCTTGCTGGTGCCATTGATACGGTGCTGCAATCGCCAGAACTCGGTAAGTGGATTGACGGGCTGGCGGGGGGCATAGAGCGCTTCGGGAAATACCTCGCATCGCCAGAGTTCACCAAAGATGTTGATGATTTTATGGATGGCCTGCGCAGGCTAGGACAGTCGATAGGTAGAGTAATTGACCTATTCACTGGTAAAACTAGCGTGAGTGAATTCATGGGTGGAGAGGCGCCTTTGGCCGACGATCCGTCCAAGTCTCCTTCGGAGAACATGAACGATAGATACAGGCGATATGAAGCACAGCAAAAATCGAAACCGTATGACCAATATTTCGAAGAGGCGGCAAAAAAATACAACGTTGATCCAAAGTGGCTGAAGTCCATAGCCGCAGCAGAATCCTCATGGGACCAGAATGCTGTCTCCAGCGCTGGAGCTAAAGGTTTAATGCAGGTTATGCCTTCTAACTTCAGGGATGGAGAAAAGCCATTTGATCCTCGCGATAACATTATGGCAGGAGCACGCGTTTTCTCGTGGGCCATGCAACAGTCAGGCGGTGATTTTGACGAGGCGCTTCGTTATTACAACGGAGGGATACGTCGTGGAAGCGCTGAGAATGTCGCCTACCCTGGGCGAGTAAGAGAGCAATATGAAGCAATGTATGGTTCTCAGAAAAACCCGGCAATAGAAAACGGCAGCGACAATTCAGAGGTTGCCAAAAACACGAACAAGACTAACCAACTACTGCAACAGATTGTTGACAGAGGGCTTACTGGGAACGGCTCTGGAATGGTCGTTTACAACAACACTGGCGGTAATGCCGTTGTTTCCAGTTCTCAACTCGGAGTTCGATGATAATGGCATTTACTCGCGAGCTATACCGGCTTGGCTTCGAAATATCCCCGGTTATCCTCTGCAATGGAGTTGCGGAGGCTATCCCCGGCGGCATGCTGCCCATAGTGGCACTCACCCAGAGCGCCAGCTTTGTGACTGGGCTGATCGGTGGGGCAATCAACCTTACCGATCTGGACAAATATTTCTGTCACTGGCGCCCCGTTCAGGGCTCGACAATGGTCGACTACGACATTGCACGTTACCCGTTCGCTAACCAGACCGTAGCAGCCAACGCGCTTCTTGCACAGCCGCTGAGAGTCAGCCTGATGATGGATGCGCCAGTGAACGAGAATACCGGCGCCATGACCAAACTGGTAACGCTGAGCGCGCTGCAGGCGGTGCTTCAGGCGCACGCCAACCTGGGTGGGACTTACATCGTGGCCACGCCGTCAATTATCTACAACAACTGCATCCTGAAAACTGTTAAGGACAGCTCTACCGGTAATGATCCGCTGCCTCAGAGGTCCTGGCTTTGGGATTTCGAGCAGCCACTGATTACCGAAACTGCTGCTGACCAGGCCGTTAACAGCTTCCTCAGTAAAATTGATGCAGGACATAAGAATCCAAGCAGCGCCTGGACGAACACAGTCAGTGCACTCGGCAATACATCGCTTGGTGGATCGGTGACTGAAGCGATAACTGGCGTGATCGGCAAGCTTCAGGGGGTATTTGGCATATGAGCACCGTCAATTACCCATTTACCGGGCTTGAAATGAAGAGCATGACGTTCTCGCCGGTTCTCGACGGGACGGTCTATACCTGCCAGATGAAATGGAACATAGCCGCACAGCGCTGGTATCTCTTGATCACCAACAGTGCCGGCAATCCGGTACTGAATACTGCCGTTGTAGGCTCGACGTCTACCGGAGGGATAAACCTTCTGAATGGGGTATTCACATCGACAACCATGATCTGGCATGAAAAGAACGGGCAGATTGAGGTAACGAGCTGATGCGCTATTACGAAATTAACATTCTTGATGGCGACACCTTAATCCAGCAATATTCCAGCCTGAAGAATGGAGTCTATAACCCTGGCGCGCTGATGGTCGAGTTCGACATTATGCGATTTGGCGAATCCACGCCAGCAGGGGAAACCCATCTCACTGTATGGGGTATAGGCCCTAAAGACATGCAGCAGGCCAGACAGAACCTCTACGGTAAGCGAATTCAAATCTTTGCCGGTATGTCGAAAGGCCTGCCGCTTGCGGGCGTATGGGATAAAAAGCTAGCTATTGAAGGTTATATTTTTCAGGTGTTCGGCAACTGGCAGGGCACAGAATTACGACTGGACTTCATCATTGTTTCTGGCCCAGTTAACACAACGGCCAGAGGTGAGATGGTCCCGCTACAGGTTACCATGCCATGGTCCATGGGGCAGAAACTCTCCGTTGCGCTGACACAATGCGTCATGACGATGGGCGGGTTTAGGCCGAACATCAGCATCAGCGACAGGCTAATCCTGAATTACGATCGCCCAATATTCTGTGGCTCCCTCACTGAGTTGGCAAAGAACCTGAGGGCGTTTTCGCTGTCACGCATCAAAGACCCAGGCTACACGGGCGTGGAAATTGCCGTGGTCAACGGCAACGAAATACGGGTATGGGATAACGATTACGCCAACCATCCAGACCAGAATTCGAAAACAAGCGCTACAGAAAGAAGCAAAAACCCTGTCAAGATTAAGTTCAATGATCTGGTAGGGCAGCCAACGTGGATCAGCTTTGGCGTTGTCAGCGTAATCTGCGTTATGCGCGCTGACCTGCAGACTGGCGACCACATCCTGATGCCGGAGAAGGCCAGGCCGATGATTCAGGCTTCATCTTACTCACAGTTTCGCGATGACTCAGCCTTTAGCGGTGAATTTGTAGTGCAATCGGTTAGGTTGCTGGGTAACAGCAGGCAACCAACAGCAGAGGCGTGGATCACCGTGATTGAGGCATACCCGGCGGAGGCGGTTAAGGAAAAATGAGTGTTGACCAGAAGCTAAATTTCGGCCGGAACATGAACAGGTTCGCTGAGCAGAAATTCCAGGAGGCGTTCCAGGCTGCCGGGAAGATACTACCGGCCAGCATTGTTGAGCAGAAAGGCAACATGGTAACGGTGGCCTTCGAGCTGCATGACACGCCATACGTTTTCCCTAATGTCACGATCCCGCTCTTCGGTCCGCAGTACATTCGATATCCGATGCAGCCAGGAGATAAAGGGATTGTTATTCCTGCAGACACCTATCTTGGCGGCGTCAGCGGGCAGGGCGGTGGTATCGCCGACCTAACCCCCCCCGCCAACCTTAGCGCCCTGGTATACCTGCCGATAAGCAACACCGAATGGGAGGCCGTCGACGGGAACGTTATCACCATTTACGGGCCTGAGGGAGTGACCATTCGGGATCAGGGTAGCAACACGACGTTTCTGCTGACGCCTGACAGCGTAACAATCGCTGCTGTGGATCTGTTTAAGGTCACAGTCGGCAGCACTGTTCTCACCCTTACGCAGGGTATGTGGAGCATCACCGGCCAGAGCGGGAAGTTGCAGGATTCAACCGCCAGCACCAGCCCGGAGATTATGCATACCGGCTGGGCGGCGCTGGTGACCTGGTTGAATTCTCATCTGCATTCAAACGGGAATGGCGGTTCAAACACCGGCGCTCCGACCACCACTTTCAACGGGAATATCACGCAATGAGAACCTACGGAAGAGAAGCAGATGGCAAGTGGGTGCTGGTGGTGCCGGATGAAAATGGCTTTAACGACTCTATCTATCTGACGACGATGATCCAGAATCTGAAGCTGGCGCCGCAGGAGTCACCGTTTTTTGCAAACAACGGCATCCCTTCGCAGAGTTCAGTCATTCAGCAGGTGCTGCCTACCTACTATGTCGACAGGCTTCAACGGCAATTTAGCCAGTATTTCTCATCGCTGCAGATAGCCCTGGTGAGTGATGACCCTCCCGTATACAACATTTCGGCGATAACGAACGCCGGTTCTAAAATTATCACAACGGTGAACGTATGAGTGATTTGTCCGTTAGCTATGATGCGGCCGGGCCAGTTCCGAAAACCTCCGAAGAGCTGCGCGCCGATCTTGTTTCAAGAGCCACTGAGTTATCACCCGGAATCACGACGGACCTGCCTGGCTCATTGATTGAGGATATTGTCAGTACCGACGTCGGAGCACTGATCATCGCCGACCAGATCCGCGTCGACCTCATAAACTCTGTCGGTCCGCTGAAAGCGAATATGTACATGCTTAACCTCCTGGCGCAGCAGGCAGGAATAAGCGCGCAAAAAACGGAGGGATCGACTACCGTTCCCGTGACGTTTAGCGGACCAGCAGGATTCGTCATACCGCAGGGGTTTCTGGTCAGCGACGGCACTTATACCTACCAGATCGCTGAT